GTCCGCTCTTAAAAGCAAACTTACTTCGTGAAGGAGTGAATTTAGCCTTTGAGAACGATTTACTATACTTAGATGTAAATAATAATCGCATCGGCATTAACAATGCCTCGCCCCAATACGACTTAGATGTAATTGGCACAACACGGGCACCAGCACTAGAAGTTAGCACACTTGCTAATATTGGTAGTGTAAATATTACCGGAACAACAATTTCAACAACGCAACCTACGCTTAGTTTAGGCGCTGCTGATAATGTTATATACCAAAACAAATTAACAATTGACAGTTTAGATTTAGAAAACAATGTCATTAGTTCAAATGAAACTAATGCAAACATTGAATTTAATCCTAACGGCACTGGCACTGTAGAAATATTTGCAGATACAAATGTAACAGGTAATATTACAGCAACAGGTAATATTACAGCAGATGGTAATATTACTATTGGCGATGCTGACACTGACAACGTTATATTTAACGCAGAAATTAATTCAGACATTATACCAGACGTTACTAATACATACAGTTTAGGCAGTACTACTAAGTACTGGTCAGATGTTAGAACACAGAACTTTTTTGCAAACACAGTTACTACAGATTCAATTACAGTTGACGGTGTAGATATTGCTCTACGTCAAGGCAATATATTTTATGTTGCAGAAAACGGCAGTGATAGTTATACAGGTGATCACCCTAACGATCCATATGGTTCATTAAAGTTTGCACTAACACAAGCAACTAGTGGCGACACAATTCACATTTATCCAGGAGTATACCAAGAGATATTCCCAATGACTGTTCCTGCAGGCGTAACTGTAAAAGGTCACACTATGCGTGGAGTTAACATTACTCCAACTGCCGGAACAAACAGTAATGATGCATTTTTAGTTAATGCAGGAGCAACAATTGAAGACTTAACTATTTCAGGATTCTACACAGGCTACGCATTTAAGTTTGCACCAGGCTTTGTAGTATCAGGAAATAACCGTTCACCTTACATGAGAAACCTTAGCGTAATTACAATGGGTAGTGTAACAAGCGCAGCAGATCCTAGAGGTTTTGCGCAGGGCGATGCTGGTAAAGGAGCGTACATAGACGGGTCTGTAGCGGGCGCTACAAGCTTGGAAGCAACAATGCTGTTCCATAGTGCCACGTTTATTACACCTGGCGTAGACGCTATTACAATAACTAACGGAGCTAGAGTAGAATGGCTAAACTCATTTACATACTTTGCTAATCGTGGCATATATGGTGTAGACGGAGCAACAGGTTTACGCGGCACAGGTAAGACAGCAGTTAGAGTTACAGGGTTAACTGGCACTATTGCAGACACAAACACATTTAGTTATTACGACACAGACGGAACTACTGTTCTTGCAACAGGCACTATTAATGGCGTTGATGCAGATGGTAAGTTTTATGTAGACGGAAATCTAACAGGATTAGAAACTGCCGGCGAACGCGGTGGCAAAATTATAACCAAGTACGGAACACCTACAACTGATACAACTGTTAAGAAGTTTGGCACAAGTAGTTTAGAACTTAACGGCACTACTGATTATCTAGGTGTAGCAGGCAACAACGACTTTGGGTTTGGCACAGGCGATTATACTGTTGAAGGTTGGTTCTATCTTACAGATGTTTCTGTAACTAACAACTTATTTGATTTTAGAGCAGGTGCAGGCACAGACGTTGCTCCGGTACTTTATGTTAACTCAAGCGCACAACTTAACTTTTATTCTTTTAATGCAAATAGAATTACTGGACCTACATTATTAGTTAACACATGGTATCACATTGCAGTTAGTCGCAGTGCAGGCACTACAAAATTATATGTTAATGGAGCAAGTCAAGGAACGCCTTGGGTAGACTCAACAGATTACGATATTGCTAAACCTTTAGTAATAGGAGCTACCTGGAACGGTGCAGACTTCACAAATGGCTACATTGACGAATTTAGAGTTACTAAAGGATTATCTCGATATACAATTAACTTTACTGCTCCTTTATCAGAATTTGCAAGTGATAGTGATACTAAATTATTATTACATTTTAACAATGCAGTAGACGGTGCAAATACATTTACAGACGACACTACTAACTCACAAGATTTACGTTTTAGTAATGGCGCAACAGCTTCGTTTGTAACACTAGCAGATCAAACAGAATTTGGTGCAGAAGTACGTGCAATTGCAAGTGCTTGTGTATACGGCAACTACGGTATTGTAGGAGACGGCCCGGGTGTACTAATGTACTTGATTAGTCAAAACTTAGCGTACATTGGTGTAGGCAAAGAGATTGACAACGACGAAACTAGTGTAATACAAGCAAACGAAATTGTTGAAACAAACAATGCGCAAATAAGATATAGCAGTGTAGATCACAAAGGTGACTTTAGAGTTGGCGACTTATTTTATGTTAACCAAGCAGACGGAACTGTAGACTTTAGTAGTTCAACATTTAATATTAATACATCTGCTGGTATTACAATTACTACAGGCAGTAGTCAAACAACTATTACTGGTGAAAAAATTGACACTGGTAATTTACGTCTAAGCGGCAACACTATTGAAAGTTTAAGCGGCGACATTAATTTAGATGCAGATAGCGGCACAGTTAGAATTAATTCGTCAAGTGCGCTACAACTTCCAAAAGGAAGTACTGCAAGTCGTCCTACTCCAGCAACAGGTATGATTCGTTATAATACCGATACAGCATTGTATGAAGGCTATGACGGCAACTGGATGGCACTTAACGGTGTTTACGATTTAGATTTAGACACACGTATTACAGCAGAACTTACTCCTGGTGCAAACGATGGAGTAATTAGATTCTACATTCAAGACAATGTAGTTACAACAATTGATGTAGATAAGTTATCTACTCCAAGAATTGAAGTCGATGACATAAGTATTGATGGAAATGTTATAACAACTGAAACAATTAATACTGACTTAACGTTGAGTGCAAACGGCACAGGCGAAGTTGTTATAGATAATTTAGCATTTAAAGACTCGACTATTACAAACAGAGAAGTAGACGGAGTATTAAACTTTCAACAACAAGGCAGCGGCTACTTTAAGATCGAAGGAACAAACGGATTTATCGTACCTGTTGGAACAAACAATCAGCGCCCGGCACAAGCATATCGTGAAACTGGAATGACACGATATAATACAGAACAACGGTATATGGAAATTTGGGACGGATTTAGTTGGGTATCTGTTGCAGGCGCAACAGGTTCTATTAGTTTTGCAGCAGCAGAAGATTTAGCAATTGAATACGTTATAACACTAGGATAAAAAGATGGCAACACAATTTAAAAATAAAGTAATAAAAGAAGTAGGACCTGTTCCTATTCTTGCATTAGAAACGGACGCATCTACTAAGTCAACTATAATTGGAGTTAATTTAGCTAATTTAACAGATTTTATAGTATATGCCAGTATACTATTACACGACGACACTAGTGTTGAAGGTTACTTTATGAAAGATGTAATGGTGCCTCCAAATAGTAGTTTAAAAGCATTAGCAGCAGGCGAAAAATTAATACTTGCGCCGTCTAACGAATTATATTTTGTAGCTGATCAAGTCGAAGCGTTAGATGTAATTATAAGTTACGTAGATATTGTATAAGGAATAAAAAAATATGTCAAGTTACACAGGATTTACACCAGATCACATTAACGGAGCAGTACAAGATAGATTCTTTTACGGTTTACGTAGAACTGATAAAGGCGAATTATTTATCGGTAAAGCAGATCAGTTAAAAACTACAGACTCAATTACAATAAATAAATCTGGCGAACCGTCAGGCAATTACCCAGACTTTACAGACGGGCAAGATTTTTATGAAGGAAGAAATACTGCACACGAAATAGTTTATGAAAATTTAAATTATGAGCAATTTCGGTGGGATGCAAGAAATATTTCTTATTATGTTAACGCCGAAGGCGAACTAGTAGCAAGAATAAATCAAAATTATACATACGATGATAACTCGTCATCAGACGGACTAGTCGAGTCTGTTAATGACATATTATAATCTAAGGACTTAAAAAAATGGCAGAATTTAGAATTGACAGGTTAAAATTTAACTGGAAAGGTAGTTGGAATAACGCAACTGCTTATAAAAAAGATGATGTAATATCTTACTCGGGCAAGACATATGTTTGCCTACAAGAACACATGTCTCAAATTAATTTTTATAATGACTTGCTATCAAACAACACTTCGCAAACTATAGTAGTTACTGTTGCATCTGATAACTTGTATAGCCAACCGCATGGCGTATTCTACTTCGGTACAGATGAACAGCCTAAATTAAATTTGCTAAAAGGCAAAACATATATATTTGTTCAAGATGATATATCTAATAAGAGTTTTAATACTGAAATTCATCCGTTGCTGTTTAGCACTTTTGAGAACGGTACTAAAGCAGGCGGCACTGTTTATAACAACGGTGTAACATATTATCTTGATAATGTATCAGTTACCCAAGAGCAATATATAAGCGGATTTGCTGCTAGTAACTTTAGAAAAGTTCAAGTAGAAGTACCAACTGTTGTAATTAAAGAATTATATTACTTTAGTCCTAATAATGATAACATGGGAAATAAATTATCAATACATTATAATTCTAATTGGGAACAAATGTTTGATGGATTCGAGTGGAAAGCTGATTGGGCTCGGACAATTAGATATAATATTAACGATATTGTAAAATATAATGGCTACATATATAAGTGTATTGTTGAACATACTTCTACTTCAGAAGAATCTCTAAATATTGCAGACGAAATAGATAACTGGAATATATTCTCAAAAGGTTATAACTGGAGAAATACATGGACAACTGAAGCATATTATCATGTCGGAGATGTAGTAAGATACAACGGCATTGTTTATATAGCTAATACTTCGCATCAGTCTAATGCCTCAGCAGACAGTGGTCTAGAAGTTGATCAGTTAAAATGGACTATTCTTACACGATCAGATAAATGGCTAACAGACTGGGCAACGGAAACTAGATATATTGCAGACGATTTAGTAAAGTACGGCGGCCGAATTTATAGAGCTACTGACGGGCATACAAGCTCTGATAGTCTTACAGGCGGATTAGAAGCTAATCAAGCGAACTGGGAACTTGCTGCCGACGGTGTTGATTATAAAGGCGAATGGGGGACAACAGTAAGATATAAAATTGGCGACATTGTAAAAAGTAGTCACTCTTTATGGAAAGCCACAGCTGGGCATACATCAACAACTTCTTTAAGACTTGACGAAAGTAATTGGGATTTTTATGTTCTAGGTCTAGGATTTGAAAATGATTGGAATACAAATACAGAATACCGTACTGGCGACATTGTTCTATACGGAGGCTACACGTACATTGCATTATCAAACAATACTGGAACTTTACCGAGTCTCAATGGAGAGATACAAGATGCTGGCGCTTGGGAATTATTAACTAGAAGCTATTCTCACCAGGGCGATTGGAGTGCCGAAACTGAATATAAAACAGGCGAAGTTGTTCGTGCAAGCGGTTATTTATATATTGCAATAGACGATAATGAAAATGTAAATCCAGATTCGAACATAACAAAATGGCAATTGCTAGTTCCTGGAGACCAATGGCGGGCTGAGTGGAATGATGGCAACAGTTATTCGTTAGGTGATATTGTTACTTACAGAAGTACTGCGTATGTATGTATAGAAAGACATATTGGATCATCTAGTGATAGTCGTCCTGATTTAGATGCCGAACTTGACGCAGCAGATTACTGGGTTGTACTAGCGCAAGGAACTCCTACAAACATATTGTCTAATCTAGGTGATGTTAAGATTACAGATGGGACAGATACTGCTAGACTAGCAATTGATACAGCAGGTAAAGTACTAAAATCTAATGGCACACAAGTTTCGTGGAGCGATTACAATGTTGTACCTAAGGTATATTATGTTTCGACAGACGGTACAGATTTACCTACATCAGGTACTTCGTTAAGTTCTCCATTTGCATCTGTTGCATATGCATGTGCATATATTTTAGCAGACGAAGCTAATTTAACTCCTGCTACTGTGTTTATCAAAACAGGAATTTATAGCGAACCGTTACCTATTAGAGTCCCAAAAGACACTGCACTAGTAGGAGACGAGCTGAGAAGTACTGTTATTCAGCCAATCGGCGCCACTTCGAGCGATATGTTTAGAGTAAGAAACGGCAGCGGCATACGAAATATGACACTGCAAGGAATGACCGGTGTACTAGGCGAATCTAATCAGTATCTAACAAAACGTCCGACAGGAGGTGCATACGTAGCATTAGATCCAGGCACAGGCACAAGTGACCAAAGTGTTTGGATTACCAGCAAATCGACGTATGTACAAAATGTAACTACGTTCGGCACAGGCTGTATTGGCATGAAAATTGACGGAAGTTTACACGGTGGCGGTAACAAATCAATTGTTGCAAACGACTTTACACAAGTTATAAGTGACGGTATTGGATACTGGGCAACAAATGGTGGCCGTTCAGAACTTGTATCTGTGTTTACGTATTTCTGCCACATTGGATACTTAGCAGAGGATGGTGGAATATTACGTGCAACAAATGGTAATAACTCGTACGGTACATACGGATCAGTTGCTGAAGGATTTGATGCAACCGAAACACCAATAAACGGCATTATTAACAACAGAGATAACGAAGCATTAATAAACGAAGTTATTACATTCGGCACAACTGATTTACAAGTATTAGCTGTAGGATATACTCATGCAGGACAAGATTATACATCTGCAGATATTACATTCTCTGGCTCCGGCCAAAACGCCGCTGGCACCTATAAAGAATTTAGACAAGGCGCAATTTCTAATATTAGATTAGTCGATCCTGGAGATTCTACATTACCAGGCGGCAGCGGATATCAGTTTGTATCTAATACAAGCCAAGGCGGCAGTAATGAGTTTATTACCATTGCCGCAGCAGATATTGGAACAGCATCAAAATATGTAGGAATGCGAATAGTTATTCAAAGTGGTAAAGGCGTAGGCCAATACGCTGAAATCGCAGGATTTGATTCTGTAAGTAAAACGGTAATTCCATCAAGGGAAAGTGACGGAAGTTTAGGTTGGGATCACTTTAACCCAGGTTGGCCAATTGAAACAACACTTGACGAAACTACTAGATATTCTATTGAACCTAAAGTAACAGCTGAAGAGCCTACATATACGGCATCTACATACACTGCAGGTTCAGTAACAGGTAATACATATAAACATATTGTTTCTGATAATGATCAAAAGATTCTTGTTGTTCCGTCTGATCTAGGCGAAACACATGCATACAGCACAAATGCTGGCACAACGTGGACTAATTCCGGAAGTCCGTTAAGAGTAGCAACAACTAGTACCGGAGCAGTATGGACCGGTCAAGAATTTATTATTACAACAAATTCAACTTATCGATATACTTCACAATCAGGTAGTCCTACAGGATGGACTGAAGGCGCAGGCGCACCGGCTAATTATACAGGTGTTGCATCAGACGGCGAAGGGAACGTTATTTTAGCACTTGCAAACGGTAACGTAAGTTATTCGTCAGATCACGGATCTAGCTATTCATCAGCTACTGCAATTGCAGGATTGCCAGCATACGGTAACGGTAAATTTATTATTATTAATGATAACGGAAATGTTGCTTATTCAACAGATGACGGCGCAACTTGGACAACAACTGCATCAGCAGTTAGTGCAACAGCCTGGAGCGAAGTAATTTATGGCAACGGGCGTTTTGTAGCAATATCTGCTAGTGGTAATCTTGTTGCAAGAAGTTTTGATGGAATAGCGTGGTTTGAAACAACTATCGAAACTGATCAAACTTTAAATAGAGTTAGCTACGGCTCTGGGACATTTATTGCAACAGGCGGCACTACTAGTGTAGCATTGTCTACCGGAACTGATGTATGGAGGACCGTAGATGACGGAAGTACTGCGTTTACAACAACTGGTACAGGAACATGGACTGGTAGTGTATACTATAATAATAGTTGGATACTTTTAAATTCAGGCAGTAATAATTGGAACACTATATCAACTGGAACTAGTCCTGTAATTAGAGCTAAAGTTTCAAACACCAGAATATCTAGTCTATTAATTTACGATCCAGGAAGTAACTACTCTTCAGCGCCGAGTATTATAATTCAAGATCCTGAAAATACTGCTGAAGCAGTGTTTACAACATTCTTACATAACGGTGTATTAGCACAACCGGAAATGTCTAACAGAGGTGAAGGATATGTTTCTGCAACTGCTGCTGTAACAGGCAACGGATTTGCAGAAATTTATCAAATTGGTAAAATACTTAAAATAGCCAATGCTTCAGATCTTCCTACTGTAGGCGCTAACTTAAATATCAACGGCATTTCTGATAAAAGATATAGTGTATCTAAAATAGAAGATGCAGTATTAGCAAGCGGTACTTATAGTGCAAAACTAACAATTACACCGTCACTAGATAATGCAGAATCTCCGATACACAATACAACGTTCATTATACGTGAACAATATAGTCAAATAAGATTAACAGGACACGACTTCTTAGACATTGGTACAGGTAACACTACAAGTACTAAATATCCTCAACTATATCTAGAAGGCGAAGATGCTGATAATGAAAGGCAACCGTTTAATGAAACTGTTGCTAGCGGCGGCGGTCGAGTATTTTATACAAGTACTGACCAAGATGGTAACTTTAGAGTTGGTGAACTATTCCAAGTTGAACAAGCACGTGGAGTAGTTACAATTAGTGCAAGTCAATTTAATCTATCTGGCCTAGAAGAAATTAGTTTAGGCGGAATTCAAGTCGGTGGTAGCGCAGTTGTTATTAGAGAGTTCAGTAAAGAACCAACATTTATTGCAAATTCTAATAATATTGTTCCTACACAAGCCGCAATTAAGTCCTATATTGAAAGTAGAATTAGTGGCGGCGGAGCAAATGCAGCAACTAATACACTAATAGCAGGACAAATACAAATAACAGGCTCGACACTTACTACAACTTCAGGACTACCAATTCAAATAACACCATTGGTTAACATGTCCGGAGGTTTTACAGGATCACTACTAGCACAGCAGTATATGATTCTGGGCGTAAATACACAGTTTGAATAAAAAGATAAATATAATATGAAAGTCGGAGTATCAAATGGCAGAGTTTAAATTAGGTAGAATCAGATTTGTTTGGAAGAATGTATGGGCATCTTCTATAACATACTACAAAGATGATATTGTAAGAAATGGTGGCAACACGTATGTTTGTATTAAAGGTCATGCAAGTTCTGCGAACTTTGCAACCGACTCTATAACATTTTGGAATAAGTTAAGCGATGGCCAAGAATGGAAAGGTGACTGGAATGTAGGAACTTTTTATAAAATTAATGACGTCGTCAAATATGGCGGCAACCTTTATATTACAAACACTGCGCACACATCGGCAGCAACTACCACCCTTGGTTTAGAAGATGACGAAAGTCTGTGGGATCAGTATGCCGAAGGATTTGATTATAAAACAAATTGGACAGCTGAAACACGATATAAAGAAAACGATATTGTAAAATATAATAGTACTGTTTATATTTGTATTACTGAACATACTAGTGCAGCTAATGATATTTTAGGCCTCGAAGCAGACCAAGCTAAATGGAACGAATTTTCTTCAGGTGTTTCGTGGAAAGGTGACTGGACTGTTAGTGTTCGATATGTTGTAAATGACGTTGTTAAGTACGGCGGCACAGTATATGTTTGTAACACAGGACATACAAGCTCTGATAGTAGTTCAACTGGTTTAGAAGGCGACCAATCCAAGTGGGATTATTTTCACAACGGAATTGAATACAAGTTTAATTGGGCAAGCGGTACAAGATATAAAATTAATGATGTTGTTAAACAAGGCGGCGGCCTTTATATTTGTACAACATACCATACTAGTACAGCTGATTTTTTAACTGACGAAACTAATTGGGCACAATTTGTTGAAGGCTTAGAATTTGAAAATAGCTGGGATACTAGCAAACAATATCAACCAGGTGACATTGCAACGTGGGGCGGCTATAACTACGTTGCGGTACTATCTAATAACGGATTAAAGCCAACAGAAAATGCAGCATCGTGGGACTTATTTAATAGCGGATTTAGCTTTAAAGGTGAGTGGGCTGAAGATAGTGCAGACTACGAATACAGAACAGGCGATGTAGTTAGCATCGGCGGCTACACATATTTGTGTATTGCAGACCACGGCACAGGCGGCCCTGGCAATGGTCAACGTCCTCCAAATGCAACATATTGGGATAGACTTAACAGTGGTATATATTGGAAAGCTACTTGGGCAGACGCGACAATTTACGATTTAGGTGATGCTGTAAAATATGGTGATAACAGCTATGTATGCGTTCTGACACATACATCAGACGAAGTTACACTACAAAATAGACCAGACCAAGATGTAGACGGCAGTGAATGGAATATTTTAGCAGCTGGAGCAGAGAACAATGTTCTTACAACAGAAGGCGATATGCTTTACTATGGCGGAAGCGGCCCTGCTAGATTGCCAGTTGGAACAGTTGGTCAAGTATTAACAGTTAATACAACTGCCGATGCTCCGTCGTGGAAATACTTAGGTGCTATTAATAATATTTACTACGTTGAAACTACAAACGGTGTAGATAGCCCTGCTCCAATTTACGGATCGACATTAGATCAGCCATGGAAAACTATTCGTTACGCAACAGAACAAGTTGATAAAGGACCATTGCGACCTGACGCTAGATATTTATTAGAGATTAATAAAGCATTTATTCAAGACGAAACAGTTGAATGGGTAGAAGCACAAATTGTAATCGGCACAGGAATATGGACTGGATTTACAAATGATAATATCGCATCTTGTCGTAGAGATATGGGACAAATAATAGATGCATTACTTTGGGATCTAGGACATTCTGGAAACAAGAGAACAAGAACTGCTGCCTTAACTTATTTTGATAATAATGGTGATTTAATTGCTGCAATTGCAGATGAAGATGAACAATTAGTTGCTGCAATTAACTATATGGAAACTGTAATCGATGCAGTTATTAGCAATGTAGCTCCGGCTGTAATATACGGATCATTAAATCGAACAACTGATGTAACTAAAACTGAAGAATCAGATGCACAAACTACTATAAGTACACTTTTAGAGATTATTACAGAGGCAGTTGCAGCAGAATCTACTACAAGTATTCCAGTAGAACTAAATCCTCAAAACACTATATTTGTTAAAACAGGCCAATTTACTGAAGTACTTCCGATCATTGTTCCTGAAAACACAGCAGTAGTTGGAGACGAATTACGTTCAACACGTATGGTTGCAGCAGGCAGTATAGTTTCAAACACGGATACTCCGTATAGTTTAAATGCACTTACTAGACTTCAAGCTATTATGGCCGACATTGTTACTGCTCCGGGCAATGTTACAAAAACAACAGGTAACTCATTAAATCCTATTACAACACATGTTGTAGGCGCAGCAGCAGCAGGAACATTTGCAACTGAGCTTGTACAACAAATATACGACTATGTAGACTGGGGAGTAAACGGTGCGACAGGCGACTCTACAGTTCCTGTAACTTACGGAACAAATGCACCTAATACTACAACCGACTATACATATGCTGTCGAGTCAATTGAAGCTAACCGTGCATTTATTGTTGCAGAAATACTAGCACACATTGCAGATACTTATCCTGCTTATGTATACAGTGAAGCTAAATGTTCTAGAGATATTAATGCATATTTAGATGCTATTAAGTATGATTTAATTTATACAGGTAACTATAAATCATTACTAGCAGCAAAATATTATGTAAATGCAGTAATGGGTTCTACATTAGAAAATATGTTCTTACTGCGCAACGGTACAGGTTTACGTAACTGTTCATTAAGTGGCCTTAACGGCACACTTAGTACTGCAAACTCGTTTGGAACTAAACGCCCGAGTGCAGGTGCATTTGTAAGTTTAGACCCAGGCTGGGGGACCGCAGATACTCGTGCATGGATTTCAAATAAATCTCCATACGTACAAAACGTATCAACATTTGGCACAGGATGTGTTGGTATGAAAGTTGACGGAGACTTGCATGCAGGCGGCAACGATAGTATTGTTGCAAACGACTTTACACAAATTTTAAGTGATGGCATTGGTGCTTGGATTACTAACTTAGGCAGAGCAGAGCTTGTATCTGTGTTCTCATACTACGGTCACATTGGTTACCTAGCAGAGAATGGCGGAAAAATTCGTGCTACTAACGGTAACAGTTCATATGGTACATTTGGTACAGTTGCCGAAGGAGTTGACGGTACAGAAGTGCCAATTACAGGCACAGTAAACAATAGATCGTTTGAAGCTATTGTAGATAGTGTGTTTACAGATGGAAATAACATATTAGCATTGCAATATGCAAATGCCGGTAATGCATATACAGCTGTCGGCACAACTATTAACATAGCAGGCGAAGGATACGGCGCAGCCGTTAATAGTCCTGTTGTAGTAAATGGCGGCGTATTTGAAGTTAGAATGCGCAATACAGATGTTTCTGATCCAGTTGACGGAATAGGAGATGTAGGCGGTGCAGGCTATAGAACAGCTCAAAATGCTTCTCAAGGCGGTACAGCTACACAGATTACAATTTCTAATACTGACGTTGCATTAAGTGCAGCATATACTGGCATGGCAATATATATTACTACAGGCACAGGCGCAGGACAGTATGGATATATTGATACATATAATGCTGGTACTAAGATTGCAACTATTAAAAAATGCAGTGATGACTCTGCTGGATGGGATCACCTAACTGGGGTTGCTATTGAAACAACATTAGATACTTCTACAAATTATATTATAGAACCAAGGATTTCGTTTACTGCACCGCCGAGTGGACTATATGCAGACACAACAAAAGCAAGAGCAATAATCGACGACGAAAAGATTGTTAAAATTGTAATACTAGATCCGGGTGTAGGTTATTCGGTGTCACCGACTATTACTATAACAGATCCTGGTAATACATTAGAAGCACCTACTGAAATAAGATTAGGCAACGGTGTACTTGCACAGCCTACTTGGACTAATAGAGGTACAGATTATGTAACTGCTGAATCGACTATCACTGGCGATGGCTACGCTCCAATTTTTCAAGCTGCTGAATTTTTACAAGTATCAAACCTGACACAAGAACCATTGGCAGGATCAAACGTAACTATTGCTGGCAACAATCAAGTATTTAAACTAGTTGCTGTTAGAAGTTATGCAGGCGGCACCGCACAATTACAAATAAGTCCTGATATAGGAATTGAAAATTCTCCTGCTCAAGGCGTTGAAATAACTATGCGTATTAGGTATTCACAAGTGCGATTAACAGGACATGATTTCTTAGATATCGGTACTGGTAATTTTGCAGATACTAATTATCCAGATGCACCAGTTAATCCTGTAAATTCTGTAAACGAAACACAAGAAGGCGGAGGTGGTCGAGTATTCTTTACAAGTACTGACCAAGATGGTAACTTTAGAGTTGGCGACTTGTTTAGTGTTGAGCAGAGTACAGGTGTTGCTACACTAAACGCTGATGCATTTAATATTAGCGGACTACAAGAACTTTCACTAGGCGAGCTAGGCCTCGGCGGCGGTGGAGCAACAATTAACGAGTTTAGCACAGACGGCACATTTACCGCAGACAGCGATACAATTGTGCCAACACAGAAAGCAATTAAAACTTATATTACATCACAAATAGGTGGCGGTGCAGCTACATTGAATGTAAATAGCATTACAGCAGGTTTAATACAAATCTCAACTGATACTATTACAACCACAACTGGTGCTGCAATTAATATAAATCAAACAGTTAACTTTAACGGCGGCGTTGGTGGTAGTCCATTAGCAGTCAATTACTATATAGGTTCATAAGGAGAAAAATATGGCTACAGGTAAATTAGGAAGCGCAGATTTAGCATCTGCTACTTTAACTACAATCTATACAACACCGGCAAGTACATTTACGATTGGTACTGTGTCTTTTTGTAATAGAGGAAACAGCGCAGTATCAGTCAGGTTAGCATTAGCAGCCGCCGATACACCAGACGATACAGAATGGTTAGAATACGATGTCGAAATTTTAGGCAAAGGCGTTCTTGAAAGGACAGGTATTGTTTTAGATGCAACTAAAAAATTAGTGGTTTATTCCAGCGCAGCAAACGTAACTGTTGTTGCATTTGGAATAGAAACTTCAATTGCATAAATACTAACAGAGGAACTATTATAATGGGAAGATTTATAACAACTACAGGAACTGCAAATGTTGTAACTATAGCAGCAACAACAGCATATAGTGCCAGTGTTAACGATAGAATTTTATGTGATTCGGCGTCAACAGCATTTACAGTAACATTGCCTGCTAACGCAACATTACTAGAAGGCGACCAAGTGCAAATAATTGACGTTGGTGGAGCATTTAACACAAATAATGTTACTGTTGGCAGAAACGGGTCATTAATTCAAGAAGCTGGATCAGATCTAGTTTTAGATGTTAACGGCGCTATCGTTACATTGTTGTTTACAGGCAACACGTATGGTTGGGTAATTACCAGCTCGTAATTAAGGATTAAACATGGCAACTCTATCATCAATTTTAAAAGCAAAATCGCAAAATATTACTTTTACGGAAGTTAATATAGAAAAGGGTGAAGTATATTACTTCAATCCAGGCGTCTATGCAAGTACAGAAGCTGTGGACTATCGTAAAGAAGTAGCTTGGTCAGCGCCTCGAAACGGAACAGTAATTGTTGAAATATGGGGCGCAAGCGGTTCTGGCGCAAAAGAGTGCTGCTGTGGCGGCGGCGTTCCTGGAAATCCAGGAGCATACAGTCGAAGAACCCTTTCAGTTAATACAAATGATACTATTGCAGGAACTATGGGTATGAGCTGCGGCAATACTGATGTACAATTTTATCGTGGAAGAAGTACTCCTACGTGTATTTGTTATGTTACATCGTCGACAGACGGTACAATGTGTGCAGATGGAGGCATAGGTGGATGTTCATTTAACGGTTCAAGTGGAAATAGTCATTATTGCTGTTTTGTAGCTAATTCTTTTTGTAATACACAATACGGAAGCACAGGCTGCGGATTAGTTTGTAATAGAAAAGTAGACGCAGATATTGCATTAGCTACAGGCGGCGATATAAATTGTAGTGGCGGCTTTAGTTGTACTACTTATTACCATTGTAATAGTTGTTGTAACTGTAGTATCGATCATCACGTAAAAACATCTCCAGGAGTGTTTGCAAATGATGGCGGCACAATTACATATAAAACTGAAGCTGATCGAGGATATTCGCAAGTATCAGGAGCTTCTTACCATCCGTTTGTGTCAGCTCTAAATTCGTTGTCAAGACAGCCAGGAATGGGCCAGCCGGTGTCGTTTTGTTGGTCAGGCGGCGAAGCATGCGGCTGCTATGATATCTCTGGCTGCAAGGCATATTTACCACACGGTATTCCAGGTCCTTCAGGAACACCATGCGATAACGTAAGAGATCATGGATTGCGTGGTGGTCATGGTGCAGTAAGAATTAAATTTATAGGATAATCGAATGGCAACATTAAGTAATTTATTAAGCGAACGACTGAGTCCATTAACACAAGAAACCAATCTTGAAACTGGAGATATTTCTGTTTTTCATCCAGGCTCATATGAAGCATTTAGATGTAATATTTGTTGGAGAGCGCCAGCTTCTGGCATTGCAATTATTGAAATATGGGGTTCAAGCGGCAGTGGCGGCAAAATGTGTTGCTGTGGAGCAGGTGTTGCTGGAAATCCAGGAGCATACGTTAAAAAGACAGTAAATGTTCAAAGTGGTAGCTATGTATCAGGATGCGTCGGTATAAGCTGTGGCAATGCTGACAGCTTATGTTGGCGAGGATGCGGTTCATCAACGTGTATGACTGTTTGTCATAGTGGCGGATGTGTATGTTTATGCGCTGAAGGCGGCTACGGTGGACGAGTTGGGTGTGTTGAAGGCAATTCAAATTCTTGTTGTATGATGTCTCGATTTGGCATGTGCGGCACACAATTAGGAAGCTCGGGTTGTTTTACTGTTTGTAATAATACAGAAATGGGTAAGGCATATGGCGGAGATATAAACAAATGCGGTGGCTTCAGTTGTGCAAGTTTCTTTCATTGTAATCCGTGTTGTAAATGTAGTTACCAAGACCATGTAGCAGTGGCCCCTGGCATCTTTGGCACAGAAGGCGCTGTATTAACTATTAATAGAGAACGAGAGACAGTTAGTTATCAGTGTACAGGTGACGGTTTGTCGCAGTTATTAGGTGCGTTAAGTGTTGCAGGAAGATCTCCTACAATCGGCGGACATCAAGCATCATGCTGGAGCAGTGGCCGAGGGTGTGCGTGTTATCAGACATGGGGGTGTACACCGGCGCTGCCATACGGCGTCCCTGGACTATCAGGCATAGGAATGGATTCATCAATTGTGGACTTCGGACTACGTGGTGGTCACGGCGCAACAAGAATTAAATTTATAGGATCATAACATGGCAAATCTAAGTACATTATTACAGAATAAACAAACAATTGCACAGATATCCGAAACTAACATAGACCAAGGTCAAATATTTGTTATGTATGCAGGTACATACCGGACCAATTTTAGATGCGAGTTTTGCTGGTATGCTCCAAGTGACGGAGTTGCTCACGTAGAAGTTTGGGGAGCACAAGGCTCAGCTTCCAAGATGTGCTGCTGTGGCGCAGGCCTCCCAGGAAATCCAGGCGCATATTCTAAACGAACTGTTGACATAACAGAAGGCCAACGGATATCAGGACAAGTCGGACAATCGTGCGGCAATTCTGATCAGATATGTTTTAGAGGATGTAGTGAGTCAAGTGGAGTTCGTATATGTGCTGCTGAGTGTACTTGTATGTGTGCTCAAGGTGGAAGAGCTGGCACCAGTGGGTGTGTTGACGGTACTCCTATATACTGCTGTTTTGAAGCATTGGGACACTGTGTATCACAAGTAGGCAGTGCAGGATGCGGTATAGTATGCAATTACGGAAGTGGTTACTTTTTACCAACAGCTTACGGCGGCTCTGTTAATTGCAATGGAGAATTTAGTTGTATAGAATTTACCCATTGTAACCCAGCATGCTGGTGCTTCCATAAACAGCACGTTAGGACCAGTGCTAATGTATACAGCACTTGCCCGTCTACTATTGTTGCTACTGCTGATCCAGGCGCCACTAGAGGTGGACATTATGTTAACTCATTCTTCCAAGGAGTAGCAGGCACATCAGCATCTCCAACTAACGGATCATTTTATGATTACTGCTGGGCTGGCAATAGATATTGTGGTTGTTATGAAGCCCAAGGCTGCATTTATATGGTACCTCCTGGTATTCCTGCTCCTGGTGTCACACCGTGTAGTAATGTAAGAGATCACGGATTGCGAGGTGGACAAGGCACAGTTAAAATTAGATTTGTAGCGAATCCAGAATAATTAGATTCTAAAAATTTCTTAATAAGTACTACAATACAATACGTTATTTAAAGAGGAAAAAAATGTCTACTCAATTCGAATTTAATGTGCCAGACGAGCCATTCAAAACAACATATGAATTAGGAAAAACGCATACTGTTACGTATACCGAAGCAAGGTATATAGTCGTAGGAATTTTGCCTGATACAAAAATAATAGATTATACCGAAACTACTCATGACAACGTAGAAGATATAAACTTAGGCGATTATGTCAGTGATAAACACACATTTCATATTATCGATGCTTATGATCACCTATTAGAAGCTTGCATCCTTACGCAACAGTACAGTCACGAACCGATCGATGATTATACAGAGGATCTTCCTAACGGAGACGTGTACGAATATAGTTACGGGTCAAAGATTTTTTCAAACATATATAATAGTAATGAACTGACGTATGATCACACTACTCAAACATTCGGAACATTAGAAAAAGTAACTCCAGTAACTAACAACAAAACCTTTTGGGAAACATTAGATAACCGAATTTCAGAAATAGAAAAAGATTCTGATATAGGAGTACACGATGGCGCCAACCAACCGTTAAATGAGTATCTAGAAGCATTGAAAAATTTAAAAATCGAATTTTCTGAAGTCGATTTTTGGAAAATCCCTTATCCTACTATGCCTGCATAATTAATCAGAATGTGTACAATATTAAATAATTCTTTATAAGTAAAAATAGAAGCTTTTTACTAAAGGAATTATTTATGAGATCAAACGCATTTTTTATTAACGGTGGCTATGGGCGAGTAGTTTGCTCGATTCCTGCATTTGAAAAATATTACGAAGAGTCAGGCGATGAGGATTTTATTATCGTATGTGAAGGCGGCACCGACGCTTTCAAAGGACATCCTTTATTAGACGAACGTGCATATGACCATTGGCACAAAGCATTATTTAAAGACAAACTTAAAGATAGAGATATTGTTAGTACAGAACCATATCGAGTTTGGGAATATTATAATCAAAAATGTAGTTTAACCCAAGCATTTGATATTCAAATTAATGATAAAGGATTGCGCGAACTTCCCAAACCAAAAATAAATTTATCAAAAGAAGAACTAATCACAGGCAGAAAGTTAATTGCCGATTGTAAAGAAAAACTTAAAAAAGATAAAATTATTGTTATACAACCATTTGGCAGAAGCATGCAACATATTGATAACAGTTTCGTTGATAATTCTGGTAGAAGTATTGAATATAAAGACCTTAAAGCACTTATTAGAAAATTACAAGAAAAAGATTTTGGCGTTGTATTAATGTCTGAAATGCAGTTTGATTTTTCTAAAGATAAATTTAAACAAGAAGTTGCAATGCCAGAGGGCGTAAATTTAAGACAATGGATGGCAATTCTTAAATATGCAGATCATTTTCTAGGATGTGATAGCGTTGGACAGCACTTGTCGTATACCAGTGAAACACCGACAACAGCAATCATAGGATCAACATTTCCGATAAACGTATCATATCCAGAATGTGACTTTTTTAATATTATCGACTTAGGAATGCACGAAAGAGTGTATGATCCTATTAGAATTATGCCAGATGAAACTACATCTAGAAATAATGAAAATATTATGACAATGACACCAGAAATACACGACTATATAATTAATACTATCTTAGGAATAAAAAATGATGAAGAGTAACACAGGTTATATTGCAGCAATTGCAAGAGGACACAATGCAGGTGTTTGCTTAATGAAAGACGGTGAGATTGTGTTTTCAATAGAAGAAGAACGATTGAGTCGCCATAAGTACGATGGCGGCCCATATGCGTCGATGGTTAAAATTTTAGAATATACTGATAAAATTGATTATCTAATTATTGCACATACACAAAACTTAAACGAAACAGCAGGAAAAGTAGATTTTACAGGCGACGATGTGTACACCGGCCTGGCGAGAAAATTGGGATTAATTGATAGAAAAGCTAACATATACGAACATCCACAAGTAATAGATTTTAGTCATATGCATCATAGATTACATGCAGCTTGTGCATTTTATAGAAGCGGGTTTGAAACAGCAACAGCAGTAATAGTTGACGGTGCAGGAACATTTATTCCTATGCAAATAGGCAATGAGCAAGTTACTGGGTGGGAAACCGAAACTTCTTTTAAATGTAGCTATCCTAATAACTTTGACACTATACACAAGCACATAGGACTGCGCGGCCCAACTGCTGGGAGTATAATTGATACCGAAGAGAACGATAGCAAATATAAAGTAGTTGTTTCTGATCGTGCTGGAATTGTTAAGGTATACGAAGCAGTAACACAGTATTGTGGATTTAGTTCAATTGAAGCTGGAAAAACCATGGGTCTATTTCCATACGGTAACCCAAATAAAAATATTCCAGACTTATTTGATTCAACATCCATTGTACCGCTATCTAATAGAAATGTTATTATTCCAACATATCCAAATGCCGCAGTAGTAAACCAAGATATGTTTGACGAATTAAAAGAAAGTGATGCCGACGATGTAACTACGTTACAAAATAGAAGAGATTTAGCATATGCTTGTCAAACACAGACACAAAAAGCCGTAGCTGATCTAATTAGAAAATCAGTAGAAATTACAGGCGATAAAAATGTTGTATTAAGCGGCGGCTATGGTCTAAATTGTGTTGCTAACTATTATTATCTAGAAGAGTTAAAAGGCGAAGGCATTAATCTATATGTAGAACCAGTGTCTAATGATGCAGGCACTGCAATGGGCGCAGCGATGATGTTTTATAAATCTTTAGAACAAAGTACTGATGCATTTCCTAGAACTGATAATTTATATTTAGGACCAATATATAATTATAGTAAAAATGACATTATTTCGTTAACGAAAAAATTCCAAGCTGAGATAAAAGATGCAACTCATGATACATTAGTTGATTTAATCACAACTAAAAATATTGTTGCAGTATTTCAAGGCGCCTCAGAGAATGGCCCACGTGCATTGGGTAACAGAAGCTTAATGTTTGATCCTACATATCAAGACGGCAAAGACTTTGTTAACGAAATTAAACATCGAGAATACTTCCGACCATTTGCTGGAAGTATATTAGAAGAAGATGTGCATGAATGGTTCGACTTACGTGGAATGGAAAGCTCTCCTACAATGATGTATGCTGTAAACTGTCAGCCTGGCATTGAAGAGAAAATACCTGCTATTATTCATGTAGACGGAACATGCCGTATACAAACAGTTAACAGAGAACAGAATCCGCATTACTATGATATTATTAAAGCGTTTAAAGAACGTACAGGAACGCCTATTGTATTTAATACAAGCTTTAACTTAGGAGGTGAGCCATTGGCAGAAACACTAGAAGATGCACTATGGACTTTGCAACAAAGTGATATCGAGTATCTGTATCTGCCAGAGTATAATAAACTTATCACATTATCTAATAATTGATATAAATACTGTATAATAAAGTTGGAGTAACAAATGCCAAGAAGTTTAGTAGGGATCGGTGGAATACAATCCGATGTAACGACAAATACAATGCAGGTAAACGGCAATACCGAAGTTAAAAATATGTCCGAAAGAGTAGTTACACACTCTGGGGCACCTAGTGCCGCAGCAGTAGATATTGACATATCAAGAGGAACACTACATAATTTTACAGCTAATGCATCTGCTAACTTTACATTTAATTTTATAGCTAGCGGCGCACCTGGAGGATTGAAATCAGTAATAGGACCTGGACAAGCGATAACCGTAGCTGTCCTAGTACCAAATAGTGATCCTGCATTCTTTCTGGCAAATGCAACAATTGATGGCGTAGCTTTTACCACAGGCCAACTTGTCTGGAATGGCGCATCAGGATCACCAAGTGCAGGAGTAGTAAATTCTATAGATGCATATTCATTTACGTTTACTAAAACTATGGAAGGTACTATTAAAGTGTTTGGCAATGCTGGTTCTACCGGAGGATCATTTGGTGCAGGCGGAGGCGGACCAATCGAGCCAGGCGAAGCAACATTTTTAAACGCTGGTTCGTATAATTGGACAGTACCAGACGGAGTGTGGAAAGTTCACGTTGCAGCCATGGGTGGCGGCGGAGGCGGCCAAAACGGCTGGGCAAATCCAGCTGGAGCAGGAGCTGGCTTAGGATGGAAAAATGAAATTCTAGTTACACCTGGATCGTCAGTGCAAGTAGTAGTCGGCAGCGGAGGCGGAAATGCTAGTAACGGCGGCAACAGCTACTTTGTAGACACAAATACTGTAGCAGGTTACGGCGGCGGTTCTGCAAGTGGAGATACCAGTGGACCTAACAGCAACGGACGCGGCGGCGGCTATGTAGGCGACGGCGGCGGCGCTGGCGGTAATGCAAACGATTGGACAGGCGGTGGCGGCGCTGCCGGATATACAGGGAACGGTGGCAACGCGGGCGGCAGCGGCAGCGGAGGCAGTGCATCAGGCGGAAATAACTACTCATCAACTTGGGGCACAGGCGCAGGCGGCGGTGTTGGTATGTATGGAGAAGGTTCGAGCGGTAACGGATTTTATACTCCGTGGAATGGCAACGGATCGCCAGGTGGCGGCGGCAATGGAGGTAGTAGCGGTGATCGAGGCATGTGGGGTGAAAATCCTTGGAGCGGCAGAGGCCAGAGTTCAAACAATATCCAAGGCGGAAATTATGGCGGAGGTGGCGGCGGCCCTGGAACAAACTGGCCCTCGACTAGTGGAAATGGTGCCCCCGGAGCAGTTCGTGTAATATGGGGTGATGGCAGAGAATGGCCGACGACTAGTGTAGCACAAGGCGACTCTAACGGCAACGTAACAAATTATTAAGGAAAAGATATGAGACAATTATTAACAACAGGTACTAGAGGAAATCCTACAATTGATTCACTATCAGTTGACGCTATTGCATACCTGTCACAAGTTATTGAAAAAGTAGGAATTAAAGGAGTAGCGATCCCGTCCAGTACAACTATTAATGCAAGTGATGGCTCGATACATTATTATGATGTTGCAACTGCTGCTAACTGGTCTATAAATATAACCGATACTATAGATTTAAATACTTCGTTAGATGTAGGACAAGCTATTACTGTAGTAGTTATGGCAACACAAAGTGATCCTGCATATTATAATACTGCGGTAACAGTAGACGGTAGTGCTGCAACTGTTAGTTGGCTGGGCGGTACAGCTCCAGCAGCTGGAACAGTAGACGGAATTGATGTGTATACATATACTGTAATGAAAACGGCAGACGCAACGTTTACAGTAATTGCCAGTATAAATGCTTACGCTTAAGGAAAAATAATGCCACTATTGGGAACATTTGGATCAAACAGTACAAAGTCGTTAACTCCCAGTCCTGTAGGTGGCGCAGGCGCCGGTTTGTATGCATTTGTAGATGCTACATTTACATCCGGCGGCGCATCTGGAGTTAGTGGCCCTAGTTTAGCACAAGCTCGTACAGGCATTAGTAGTACCGATGATGATACTTGGAAAGCCGACACTTCATATTTTAATACTCTAGATGGAATTCAATTATGGACAGTACCAGCTGATGGCGATTATAGAATTGAAACATGGGGAGCTTCAGGCGGCGGATACAGCGGCACAGGCGGATACGGCTCAAGAATGCGTGGTGACTTTACTCTTACTTCAGGCGACGTTATAAAAATCTTAGTTGGCCAAACAGGTGGCCCGAGTTACGGAGGTGGTGGCGGCATGACAGCTGTTGCTACTAATAGTAATACACCTTTAATTGTTTCCGGAGGCGGTAATGTAAATTCTCCGTGGAGTAGCACTATAAGTCATGCAACTACATCTACAACTGGACAATCAGGTTCGGCATATGGTGGCGGCAGCGGCGGCGCAGGTGGCAATAGTAATGCCGGAGTATACGGTGGTGCAGGCTTTACCGGGAACCCTCCAGGTAGCGACAGTTGTAGCGCGAGTCGACCACAATCATTTATTAATGGCGGCACAGGCGGCGCAAGTTGTAATGCAACTGGTGGATTTGGTGGCGGCTCAGCAACTGATGGATGTTGTTATGGAGCAAGTGGAGCTGGCGGCGGCTATTCAGGCGGAGGCGGCACAAGTAGTAGTAGTCAATATGGTGGCGCAGGCGGCTCTTATAACAACGGAGCAAATCAAAGCAATTCTAATGGAAATAGTGGAGGTGCTCAAATAGCAGGCAACGGTAAATGCACTATTACTAGGATTGTATAATATGATTAAAGGACTTTTTAAGAATGCGATTTATTAAATTAACGAATAATAATCCAGATAATTATTCGTTAGATCAGTTATTTGAAGAATATCCGAAAGCGGTAATTTATAAAAATAGTCAAATGCCTAATAGTCAGCTGTTAGCAAACTACGATGTTTACCCGTTAATAACAACACCAATGCCAGATGAAGTTATGGTTATTAGTGAAGGAACTCCTGAGTTTAAAGACAATGAATGGTACCAAACTTGGATTACAAGACCGTATACTGCCAAAGAAATTGCGCAAAAACAACAGATTCAAGGTGTTGAAACTCTGTTTCAGACTGCTGCTCCTGAACTTAGCAAAAAGAGATACGATATCTGTAAAGAGTGTGATAGATTTATTAGCCTTACTACTACATGCAAAGAATGCGGGTGTTTTATGATTGCTAAAACCAAAATGACATCAGCAACGTGTCCCCTAGATAAATGGTGAAGAATAAATGATAAATTTAACAAAATATTTTACTAAAGGACTAAAGAACACACTGTTGTTAAAAGACAACAGTGGTACTAGTCACAATGGTCCTTGGATATCACTTGCTGATAATACTGTGTTAGAACGTTGGCATACTAATGACTTTGCCAGTGTTGATTATACAGTGAGTGTTGACTTTGATAATAGAAACAAAGAAGTTATTAAATTTTTAGTAACGGCTGTAGAAAATAATGCGTTTGTAGTTGAATATGCTAGAAACAACACTAATATCGATATTATAACTGTAGATGCATTGGTAAACAACTCGTATGTGGATATAATTGTTAATCCTAAAATACCTAATTTACGCGGTTCGAAAATAATTTTTACAGCGCAATATTTTCAAACACAAACATCGTCATAATAAGAAGGAAGTAACAATGCCACTATTGGGAACATTTGCATCAAACAGTATAAGATCATTAACGCCTAGTGCCGGCGGCGGCGGCGCGTCTTTATACGATTTTTCATCACATACATTTACTAATGCAGGACAAACCGGTCGAACCGGGCCGTCTATTTCAACTGTAAGAAGTTCATACAGCGGCGCTGCATGGGCGGCTGATAGTAATTATTTAGATCAAGGGTATTTCGAAGGATACCAGCGATGGACTGTGCCAGCAACGGCTAATTATACTGTTACTGTAGCTGCGGCAGGAGCAGGCCCACAAGGTGGACGTGGAGTAATAATTCGTAGTACAATGTCTCTTACATCTGGCGACAAGATAGACATTGTGGTTGGACAAACAGCAACACGGCAGACATCTGGCGGCGCAGGTGGAGCGTCGTGGGTAGTGTTATCCGAAGTCGGCGGCTCGTTGTCAGGTGTGGCAGCAGCAACGCCACTAATAATTGCAGGCAGCGGAGCAGGATCCTATAGCGGCAACAATTCAAGTAACATGGACGGAAGTTATAATACTTCGTCAAGATCTGGTGACAGCAGCGGCGGCAGTGGGAATTCGTCCGGCAACGGCGGCGGAAGTCATAGTAGTAATAGTCCTTATGGCGGCAGTGGAGGCGGCTTTAATTCAGATGGCGGTAATGCAAATAACTGTGGCGTTGCATACGGCCGTGGCTGGAGAAGCGGCTTACAAGGCGGCGATACTTGTAGTAGCCAAGTAGGCGGCTTCGGTGGTGGTGGTGGCACCCACGGCAACTCAGGTGGCGGCGGCGGCGGAGCAGGTTATTCAGGTGGAGGCGGCAACGGACATGCTAACAACGGAGGAGGCGGTGGCGCCAGCTATACCAATACTTCGTACGGAACGTCACAAATTAATGTAGGCTATATAAGTCAGTCTAATCACGGCTATGTAACAATAGAAAAGGTAGCATAAAATTTTAACGCTATTATACTATTTCCAACTTATATAGCATTTAGTTTTTTGATAAATACATTAGTTGGAGAATTAAATGAAAAGAGCATCAAAATCACAGTTTGAATCGGGATACGGATTTAAGAGTCCAGGATTCACTGTAGATACTGAAGGTAATTTATCTGCTACATCGCTTAATATCGTTCAAGCAGTGGCCGAAGGTGTATACGATTTTGTGGTTACAGAAACTGATAATACAAATTTTATTATACAAAACTACGTCGGTAATAATCCTACAATTACTTTAAGTCGTGGCAAGCAATATAGCTTCCAATTAAGTTTAACTAATTTTGCGTTTTATATTAAACAGAGTGATGGCACTACAAATCAAACTGCTGGTATTTCGCATAGTTCAGGCGATATCGGCGAAGAGGCTCAGGGAAAAACGTCAGGAATTATTTCTTTTTTAGTTCCAGCTAATGCAGACGATACACTATATTATGAAAACGCAACTGGAACAACTGTAGGAACAATTACAGTAGTTGATCCAGAGGGGCTATTTTCAGACGTTAGTATTACTGCAACAACAAATTCAACAAGTAGTACAACAGGAACGCTTATAGCAGCTGGCGGCGTTGGTATTGCAAAGGATTTATACGTTGGCGGCTCGCTCAACATCGACGGCGTTGGCATTTCAAAGATTGATTCCCTTACTAATTTAGAACTAGGCGCTGCAAATAAAATTATATTAAAAATTGATGATATTATCATTGGAACATTAAATTCTGAAGGACTAACAACTACACTAAATAACAGTAACATAACTGCTAGCACAATAACAACTAGCACAATGACTTCGTCGGCAATAAATTCTACAACTATTGGCCTGTCGACTCCGTCTAGTGCAAAGTTTACTGCTGCAGAACTAACGGCAGCACCTGTTAATAATAACGATGCTACAAACAAAAAATATGTAGATACAATTGTTACTGCATTATCTATAGCACTTGGAAGTTAAAGAATGGCAAAGACGCAAATAAAGAATTATGTATTTAAACCTGGCATTGGAGCAAGCGATAATCGTTTTCCGAATGCTTATAGTTTATTAAGTGCAAATAAAGAATTTATACAAAAAGAAGCAACTGCATGGATACAAGATCAAGTAGATGCAAGTGCAGCAGGATTTGTAGGTTATACTTATAATCAAGCAAAATGCGAAAGAGACGTTGGGTATGTTGTAGGTGCATACTTAAAAGATTTACGATACGGCGGCAATGAAAACGTAAGGAAAACCATTAAGTATTATTGGGATCAAGGCGTTGCACAAGTTGACGGCGACAGACAACCTGAAATCCAAACACATACTTGGATAGGTAATTTAATTAAAGATAATATCCTTACACAAGTTGCATACGATGCTTCTAATACCGAAGTCTCTCAGACTTTATCAGGATCTGCTTCTGAAACTACAACACAGTTTACGCCAACTGATGCAACTTATAAACCAGCAACTGGTGTAATGACCTTAACTATAGGAACGCATAGTCTTGTAGCAGGTGACGAAATACACATCTCCCCTGGCGGCATAACTTTTACTTGCGCATTAGACGGCGGCGCGACATTGCATCCATATCCAAGAGCAAGTGGTGTTCCTAACAATACTGGTAAAGACCCTTACTATTATGCACCGATTACGATTACTTCAACGACAAGCACAACTATTACTACTAATGTGGGAATTAGCTCAGATACTAGTGTGCATACATTTAGCAGCGCAATTACGAACTCAATAACTTCTGGACCAACTGCTAAAATTAATACTCTTGTTTTTAATACAGTTGATGTTATAACAAATGGACTAACTGGGTTACCTAAGTTTATCGCAACAGGTGTAGCTACTGTTAAAGTACAAGGAAGATTTGATTTAGAAGACTTTCTATTAATTACTAACACTACTAAAAATGAAATTATATATAACTTTAGTAGTATTGAAACAGGTGGAAGTGTAGAATTTAAATCAGACAACATTTCTGAAGATGAGTCTTTTCCTAAATATTTGCAAACTGTGGATGCAATTACCACACTTACACTGAACTATAATGCAAGTTTGCATAGTAGTACAGACGAAATTCAAATTTTTATAGAAAAAACTGAAAATGGAAAAAGTGTAACAACTGTTCGTCCATACGACTTCGGTACAGATTCTATTGAGCGGATGCGTATTGCTCCTCCTCTGTCAATGCTTGATGCTGACTTTGAGTACGGATTACAGCCTACTAAGTGGGCAGCAATCGGAACACTTCGCGGTTATCCTAGTGTATACGAAATACCAGGAACAGATACACCAGTACTATCGGTTGTAACAGATGCGTCTGCTGGAACAGAAGGCATCGGTCAATCATTGATTACAGTTACTACAGTTGGGCCACATGGTTTTGAAGCGGGCACTCCGATAACTATTAAAGCACTTGAAGATTCAGTATCTGGCGGCGCACGTGCCGAAGGTAGCTTTGTAATTAATGATGTGCCAGGTAATACTAGCTTTACATATTTTGCAAAAGCTAAAGTAGGCACAGCTAATCCAACCACGCTATCTACCACTTATACTCAATTAAGACAAGCAGCATTCTATACAGGAGCAAACATAGGTGCTTCTCCTGAAATTGCTGTTGTGTCTAACGGATTTAACGGCGAACTTTTTGCACAACTAGATATACCATCCGGAGAAACCCGAATACCGTTTGACGGACCTTCACCGGGACTTGGCGCTCCATTAAACGAACAATTAAATTCTAGAATACCGTTAGGCGCTCAGGTAACTAGTGTGATTGATCAAAGCGCAGGTGGCGGCACATTCCTTACTCCACTTGTTTCTGGAGACTATCCAGCAGGCACAACTGAGATCGAGTTGGTAGATGCAACTGGTGTTCTTGAAGACCTTGCAGCAGACTCTGGTGATGCTACTGCTACATATATTAGTTCTATAGCAGGTACTACACTAACTTTTAATACTGCATTTACATCGCCTGTCATTGGCAATACAACAGTATACCCTGGCGTAACTGGAGTTAACGATACATCTATCGGCGCAGGAGCAATCTTCAATATTTCAAGATCCGGCGGCACATATACTATAGATAGTATTGTAGAACCTGGACAAGACTACGAAGTAGGTGATAGATTGTTTATTTCCGGAGCATCACTAGGCGGCCAATTCTTAACACATGATCTAGTACTACGGGTTCTTACTTTAGTTGATACTGACAGTGCTATAGGCACGGTTGCTATAGAAGGTACAGCATATAATGGCACAGCACAGTTTGTAGGACTAACTCCAGACGTAAACGGCGGCACTGGGACGGGATTTAGTGTTGATGTCATATACGAAGATACTGCGTTTACTAGTGTAAGTCTCAATATTGCTGGATCAGGATATGTAGTTAACGATGTTGTAAAAGTTAGTGGTAGTGCGTTCAGTCCGCTTGGCGTAAACGACACTAATGATCTAAAAATTACAATTACAGGTGTCGACGGCACTGGTGCAGTTACAACCTTTACATTTGCAGGTACTGCTCCGGATGCACAACGAGCATTCCCAAATCCAACTGTTGCTTACTCAGGAGGCGGCTCGTCCGCACAATTTACAGTTGATAGAAGCGCAGCAGTATATAGTGTTAGTGTTACACAAGCAGGTACAGCTTACCAAGCAGCAGAAACCTTTACTATATTAGGTACCGATTTAGGCGGACTAACGCCAGCACACGACGCAACTATTACAATTGATAACGTAGACGGTTCTGGCGCTATTACTGCTGCTAGTATATCAGGAACAGCAAGAAACTACAGAGATTCGACAATTGGTGGCACAGGCGGCCCAACACTAACACAACAAGTTATAGGCGCAGGACTTACACTTACTGTAGATTCTAGTGGAGGCACATATTCCCTAACTATCACAGACGGCGGCGCAGACTATGGTCCAAACCAAACACTCACAATACTAGGATCTGAATTAATTGGACAATCTCCTGCTAACGATCTATCAATAACTATTGACACTATAGGAGTAGCAACTGGTGTTGTTACAGCAGTATCTGGCACAGGAACTGCCGCTGGCGGCACTGCCTCTTATACAAATATAATTTCAAACTTAGAAAGTCCAGCAGGAACAGGTGCATCATTTGGAATTACACGTTCTAATTCTGCTTATACTCCAACTATTGGCGTAGGCGGAAGTGATTATAAAGTAGGCAACAGAATAGTTATACCAGGAAATTCATTAGGCGGCACAAGTCCACTTAATGACATTACAATAACAGTAGCTACAGTCTCTGGTGGAGGCACAATTGCAACATTTACTAATTATTATGAAGACGCAGTAAAAGGTATCGAATTTGATCTTATTTGTACACTTACTTCAACTGAACAAACAACCGGCCTAATATCTACTGGTGCTAGTATTGTATATGAAGCGTTACCGACTCTTGAAATTACATTCGCTAATGCACACGGACTAGTGCCAGGCGACACATTTATCGCTACGGTACAATCAGACGACGGATCAAATAATCATGCATTAGCCGGAGGATCATTCTTTGCTACTAATATTCCATCAGTAGATAAAGTAAGATATCAGGCTCGAGCAGCAGGATTTATTACTGATGACGTTAGTCAAATTCAAGGAGTAATTTATCCAAGGCCAGACAGTTTCTTTGTACACAGACCATTTGATGGCGGTGTACAATTAGGCACAGGCGGTCCGCAACACGGAGCGCAAGCAATTCGTCAAAGTAAAAAGTACATTCGTTACCAATCAGGTAAAGGCATTATGTATACTACTGGTGCACTATTTGCCCCAAGTTATGACTTACGTAGTCTTACATCAGACGGTATCGAAGTAGGTAGTCTAATTACAGTTGAAACTGATGATAATGACCACGGAGTACAAGAAGGCGGCATAATACGAATATTAGGTGTAGAAACTCCAGGTTACAATAGTGGTGCCCAAACTGCTGTACCGCCTACGTTTGATTATACTGTTGTAAGTGTATTAGACGAGCGCAGATTTACAGTTCTTGCAAACCGTCGATTAGGCGCAACTGACGCCATACTAGGATTTGGCTCGCAAATGAGTGTTATTTCTTGGCACGGCGCAACAGTGCGCTCAGGCATCTTTGATGACCAAAACGGTATCTTCTGGGAGTTCGACGGAACACAAATTAATGTTGCACAGCGTACTGGCACACGTCAGCTTGCAGGTACAATTGCAATGAATATTGATGATAATCTAATATCAGGCATAAACACTAGATTTAGAGACCAGTTAAAAGCAGGCGATAGAATTATTATTAAAGGTATGACACATGTTGTAAGTCATGTTAATAGTCAAACTAATATGACAGTTACTCCGGATTGGCGCGGCGTAGTAGATATTGCCGGCGCAAAGGCTAACTTAATTGTAGATAAAAAAGTAAAACAAAGTGAGTTTAATTTAGATAGACTAGACGGAACTGGCCCAAGTGGATACGATATTGATATTGCTAAAATGCAAATGATTGGTATTCAGTACAGTTGGTATGGTGCTGGTTTTATTGACTTCATGCTACGTGGCGCAGATGGTAACTTTGTATTTGCGCACAGAATGCGTAACTCAAACGTAAACACAGAAGCATTTATGCGTTCAGGTAACTTGCCTGTGCGTTATGAAGTTACTAACGAAGGTCCCCCAGGTAAGCTAGCAGCTAGTATGGACACTAGTCAAACTACCCTAACACTAACGGACAGTAGCTTCTTTCCAGACGCTGGCACTGTTTATATTGATAATGAAATTATTAATTTTAACGGAAATAATAAAGTTGCAAATACACTTACTGGACTAACACGCAGCGCAACATTCCAAAATTTCCAAGCAGGAGCTAACCGAAGTTATACTGCTGCTGCTGCAACTTCGCACGATGACAGAACTGGTGTTGTATTAATATCAAATACTATTACTCCTTTAATTAGTCATTGGGGTAGTGCGTTTATTACAGATGGCGGCTTCGACTCAGATCGTGGTTACATTTTCTCATACGCAGAAACTGGTGTTGAGGTTAGCACAACTAAACAAACTGCGTTTATGATTAGACTAGCACCGAGTGTGTCTAATGCTATTGTTGGCGACCTGGGTGAAAGAGAACTACTAAACAGAGCGCAGTTGCTACTACAAGGGCTCGAAATTACATCAGATGGTACTACAGATGCAGACGCATTAATAAAAGGCGGCATTGTTGTTGAAGGTGTGCTTAATCCTCAAAACTATCCATTAAATCCAGCAGATGTTGGTTGGTCAGGACTAAGTGGTGTTGCACAAGGCGGACAGCCAAGTTTTGCACAAATTGCTTCCGGCGGTAGTGTTAATTGGTCAACTGGAGCGGCTGCTGTTACAGCGACAGCGACAGCAGTAGCTAATTTAACTGCTGTATTAAATTCTGGAACCTTTAATTCAAGACGCACCCGATATATTTCAGTAAGTGCTACTGATTATAGAGCTACTTTTGGAACTAATAGTACAGAGCCAGTACTAGGTCTTCCGATTACAGGTAGTACAATTCAATCTAATACCACTGTTACTGGCGGATATATTAGTAGTAGTGATAATTATGGGTATTTGATTATTAGTAGACAGACTACTAACTCCCAAGTGAACTCAGGCACAGTAGATGCGTGGACAATTGCCTTTAATACAACACTAGAAAACAGAAACTTTGCATATTTTACAAAAGCTAGTTTTGAAGCTAGTGCTGCTAAAATTGGTACAACACTAACTAATGGCGGCAGTGTTACGTTTGGTGCTAACGCACTAGTTAACAATATATTGCTAAAACAATTTGCTTCCACAGAATATTACGAAGTACAGTTTAACAATGCATTCTCAGGAACATTAACACAAGGTGTAGGCACAGTTGAATTTACATTCATACAACCACCGTATGCACAGCCCGGAGAAACAGTATTCTCGTTTATTGCTGTCCCGGGAGAACGTTCAACACTTGACCTAAGTGAATTAAAAGAACTTACTAATACACCGCTAGGTGGCAGAGGAACATATCCAAATGGACCTGACGTATTAGCTATTAACGTTTATAAGATTAGTGGTGCAGACGCAAACTCAAATATTATTATAAGATGGGGCGAAGCGCAGGCTTAATGCGCTTCTATCCAATCTGCAAAAGAACTAAGATCATCGAATATGATGGTCTTTTTCTTTATATTGCGGTAGGTAAATTTCTTTAATTCTTTTTCTGTTTGTAATCCGTATCCAGTACGGACTAAAATAGGAATAGAGCCTATTTTATGAGCAGCCTTTAGGTCACTTAGTTTATCTCCTACAAAGTAACCTTTGCGAAACTTAATATCTGGATTTTCTTTTTCGCATCGTTTAAACATGCCTAAATTAGGCTTTGCATACATATCGTCTTTACGGCTACTAGCACTGTAGTACAACGAATTAATGCTAGAACACCCAGCCGCGCCCAAAAGTTCAAACATTCTATTATGGACTCGGTCTACATCTTGCTCAGTCATTAGACCCCGTTCAACGCCGCCTTGATTAGTAATAATAACAATCTTGTATCCAAGATTTCGCAGTTTTGCTACTGCTTCTAAACTGCCTTCAATAGGTGTAAAATCAACAGGTGTAGTTACATATGTTCCTAGGTCAACATTAAGTACGCCATCGCGGTCTAAGCCAATCACACATTTATTATTAAAATTTTTAATCTTTACAGCAACTTCGTTACTCCATGTTATTTTAGGTTGCAGGCTTGTCAACTTGACTGTCTCCTGCAATAATACGATAATTATCTTCTACACTATCGGCTGTTGACACTTCGGTAATACTAGACCCTGCTTCTAAACACTCTAATTGATGAGGCTGTAACGGCGGATTGTGCCAGGTTTCGCCTTCACTTATCTCTTTTTCATAAAGCTGAGCAGTAGCAGTATCAATCCAACGAACTTTAAACTTTCCAGTATTTACAAACCAAGTTTCTTCCTTTTCTTTATGAAAATGCATGCTAAACTTTGCACCTTGCTTTTCAAACACCATAATCTTACCACAATACTTGTCATTAGATGCCCAAATTAATTCGTAGCCCCAACCCTTAGGTACAACGCCATTTAGTCTAGTTGGCTCATTATTTTCCATTGATATAATCCTCTATTTTAATCCATTGCATGTCTACTACACTATTTAAATTAGTTAAGTTTGCACAGGTGTACTTTTGGTATTGAGACTTTATATTTTCTGGCATTGGTATATATTGTATGCCAGCACTATGCTTGTTAGCAATAGTTTGCGCTACAGTTTCAAAACTTACAGGGCTACCGGTACCTACGTTAAAAATTCCTGATTGATCTACTTCAAACATTTTTTCATGAAGCTTACAAATATCGTTTACACAAACAAAGTCTCTCAAGTAAGTGTCACTATCTTCAAACACTGTAATTAATCCATCTTCGCTTGCTTGTTTTGAAAATTTAGTATAAGGACTTGCTTGATCGCCTTTGTGTTCTTCACCTTCACCATAAACATTAAAATAACGGAAACCTTGTATTTTAATTTGAAATTCGTCTATGTATTGATTCATAAATCTATCAAACATATACTTACTCCACGCATATGGACTTTGTGGAAGCAATGGGCCATCTTCTGTAAAGTGTGTCGTTGGACCGTATACACTTGCACTTGATGCGTATTGAAAGTTGGTGCCAAAGTTTTCGCATATTTGTGCTAGCCGCACACTAAATTCAAAGTTCTGTTCTAGTATTTGATTTACATCAGTATATGTAGTTGAACTAATAGCACCTAAGTGTATACACCAATCATAACCTTCGGTATGCGGAAGTACTCCTGCTTCCCATTCCCATCCTTCGACTTCGTGTCCTTGTTGCTGTAAATAACTTGCAACATTCTTGCCAATAAATCCTTCGTTTCCTGTAACTAATATTTTCATTTGCTTGCCTCTATAATCTCTGTTGTTGAATAACCTTCAACTGTAGGAACAAGATGTACCTCTGCCAAATCGTGTCCTACAACTTGTTCTACTGTGTAATCGCCGCCTTTTACAATAACGTGCGGAACTACTTCTTTAATTAATCTGTACGGAGTGTCTTCGTCAAACACAATTACTTCGTCTACCCACGGTAATAATTCTAATTGCTTTTTACGTTTGTTTACATTATTAATAGGACGCTTAGGACCTTTAAACCGTCTAACACTGTCATCTGAATTTATACCTACTATTAGTTTTCCACCGAGCGATTTTGCTTCAGCTAGTAGCTCAAAGTGACCCGTGTGTAGTATATCAAAGCATCCGTTAGTAAACACTATGCGTTCTTCAAGATCGCTCACAGTGAGCGTGTGTGTGCCTACGTGTTTAACTGCTTCAGTAGCACCTTTGACAGCAAGCTCTAAACAGCGTTTGTGATCGTAGCCCTTTGTTAATCCATATACAAAGGTAGCAAGGAAACAATCGCCAGCGCCTGTAACGTCACTGACCT